TACAAGAACGTCTTCACCAATACCATCAATGTAAGCTATACCATCAATGTACATATCTTTAAATTGTAAAGACGCTGTACCAATATCTAATGTATTAGTAGTCTTAGGTTTGATTTCGCCTGCACTAACAACAAAATCTTGTACTGGACCTACAACAGTAACGGGACCACCCTCTGCCGCAGTTCCGTCATGTGTGTGTCCTGACGTACCAAAGGCAGTAACAATGGCATCAAATTCACCATCAAGATCAGCCGCATTAATAACATTACCCGTAGCAATATTATTAGATGCGTCATTTCTTGTATAACCCGTTCCCATATTATTATCTCCTCGCGTTGTTAGCGTATTCTATTGTCATTGCATCTAGTGCAAATGATGGGTCTGTACCGTTACTAGTAAAGTTTAAAGACCCTGTGTATCCTGAACCTATTAGCTGTGCCTCAAATACGTATTGTAATTTACCGCCAAATCTTGCTGTACCATATACGGCAGAGCTATATAAAGAAACATCACTAGAACCGCCAGCTACTAAATTGTTTATACTGATAGCATCTGGTTGAATGCTTGATATACCATCAAAGTCTAACTTTAAGTTTGCACTAATAGTTACTGTACCTTTAGGGTCTGTGTATAAAAACATCTTGTAAAAAGTTTTACGTACTCTCGGATCAGCTAGTGGCAAATGTGGTGTTGAAAATGCTGCTTGTATATCTGAACCATCAAAGCTATTACCCTGTTCAAGTTGATATATGTAACCATCGTTATTACCAAAAACTATATACTCAACACCTTCATGCAAATGACTGTCTGCTACGTGTGCTTTAATGCCTCTAGTTTCAGCACATGCAACACCACCACCACCTTCTTGAGCTAACTGTGTAACAATTACGCCCTTAGAGTTTTCTTTAGTAAATGACGCAGCATATCCTAATATTCTGTATTGAGACTTAGACCTAATAACTAAACTAGAAAAAACGGTACTAGAAGAAACGAAGTCTGTAAAGTCACTTTGAATTGCTTTAGATATATTAGCAAAGTTAAAGTCACCAATTCGTTCTGTTGCACTTAATAACCTAAGACCATCGGGCGCTAAAAACATAACGTCGGTGCCGACCTCTTGAATAGAATCTCCAGCCAAACAACCAATGTCTCTTGTTACAGGGTCTAGTCTAAAGTCAGCTATGGTAGAACCAGCTAATTTAAAAATAGCATTTTCTGTAAATATAAATAAAGTATCTCTAAAAACAGATAGTCCTGTAATATCATCGCCTACATTAATAGTACCTGCACCGTTAGCAGCGGTAAAGTCTGTATCAGTATATACTGCTGTGAAAGTTATAGCAGAACCTTTAGCAAAAAACAAGTTATTTTTAAAGTTTTTTACGTGTGCGGCCCCAACTACATCTGACGGCGCACTGTTTAAAACAGTAAATGTAGTACCATTATAAATAGCAGGAGCATTTGATCCATCTACTAATATCATCTTATCTGTACCGTCAAAGTTATAACGGTCAAATCTTAATTTACTAGCACCGTCACGAGAGATAGACAAAAAAGTAACTGCTGCATCGTCAGCAGGACTACTAGCTAGTGCAGGATCAATAGCAAGTGTTGACTCACCAGAACTAACAGTAGCGTTAGCTGTAACTGTATATACTAAATTTATACCAGCAATTTTAAATACGTCACCCGCACGAGGTGCAGCAGACAGACCGTCTACAGCTAAAGTAGAACCGCTTTGAGAACCTGCGTTGACTAATACAGTACCATACGTAGGTACGTTTACATGAGTATAGCCTGAACCTGCTGTTTTAAATATATCAAAGTTTCTTTGTGCAAGCACAGTATCTTCAAATACTGCTAGTCCTGTTAAAATATGCTCTGTGGTTGTGGTTACAAAAGTAACAGCTACAGCATTAGCAGGACTACTATCTAAGGATGTTGTTAAAGTTAAAGTTGCTCTGTTGTTTGTAGCATCAAAACTAACACCACCAGACGCAATAGTATATGTACCGGAAACACCTGTGACTGTAAAAGTGTCACCTGCTTCTGGTGTTTTATGTATGTTAGCTATAATAAGAGTAGTGCCACTTTGTGAGGCACCGTGAACAACAGGCAAACCATAAGGCGGAACAATAGTGCTATCGTATTTATCAAAGCCATTAACACGCCTGTAACCACCCTCAATAGAAGGCTCAAAGTTACGTAAGATAGTAGCGCTACCCGGAGCATTTATACCCTGCTGTAAAGGACTAAGATTGGTTACAAGACCACCCCTAAACTCTACTGGGAATGTTTGCCACTTTTCCATTATAGTGAATCCAATGAAGAACCTGCGTTAGAAGAGGAAGCAGCAAAACGACCACTTCCCTGATTGTTTGAAACCATATAGCTACGTAGGTATTCAAATCTATTAATTAGCATACTACGCATATGTTTGATTCCGTCATCAAACTTTTGAAGGGACAACCCTGCCATTTGAGCGTCACCCCTAAAAGAATAAGCATAATACATAGAGCCATCTACAATAATATGTTTAAAGCGTTCAGGAATAGCTGGAACATCTGTAGAAATTTCTAAGTCAACGGGAATGCGATAGTACTCATATACTACTGTGTAGGCTTTATCTGGTGGAGGAACCATTCCGTACTCTAAAGACGGTGCATGAAATACATAGTTAGGAAGAGCATTATTTGAGGTACTTGTTTTGTATTCCTGTGAAATACTTTTTTCTAAATATTCTTCATAATTAACTATTTTTAGTTTTTTAGTATTGTTGTTTAGTGTAGAGTCTTCTTTAATTCTAAATGTTTCAAACGAAATTACTTTACAGTCATTAGGAAATGGATATCTTGTTGTGCCTGCTGTAAGCACGTCTTCTTGTGTTACGTGATTAAAAGGCCATCCATACTCTGATTGATTAACGTAGCGTAAAGACGCATTGACTGCATCTTTAGCGTGAGCATAAAAACCATTAGAAGAACTAAAATTGCTTGAGGTTAACTCAACTTCGTTTAGTCTACGGTTAACTTCGTTTACTAGACCGAGAAAATTGTATGCCATTATTTCTCTCTTATTGATAATTTAATAGACCGCTCTGCTGTACTTCCTGTACTGTCAGTCATTTTACACGAGAAGGTATATTCTCTATTTAGTACTCCACCACCAATGTTAATGGTTGCTACGGTACTTGTATTAGATTGTGATACATTTTGAATATTGTCTGTAACTGCACTGCTAGAAGCAGTAGTTAAAGTTTGCCCTGACCCTAATTGTGTCTTACCTATTTCACTAGTTTTAACAAACCAAACAACAGAGCTAATTGTTGCGTCCCCTAAAAAACGTAGCCAATCTACACTGTAATCTAGTGTTTCATCTGGGTCTTTGATGGGCCATTTGAATGACATATAATTACTCCGTTGCGTATACTGTTCGATCAAAAGTACCTAACTGACGTTCTACATAAACGGAACGTATTTCTTTAGGTACTTCTACTATTCTGTCGTCTGTGGTAGACTGTCTAGCTACTGTAACCATACGATTTTCAAAAGGTACGTTGGCTGTTCTATCAAATGCTGTTGACATTATGCGGCTCTCGGTACATATACACAGCGTTTTCTACTGTATAGTGTTTTAACATTATTAAAGTTAAAGGTTACACCAGATGCGGTAACACTGTTAGTACTTATAGTACCCGAAACACTTGAAAGTGTAAAGTCATTAGCTACACCTACAGAACCCACTGCAAAAGTAGAAACATTGCCAGTAAGTATTTTTACTATGTTAGTCTTTAGTATACCAATACTATGTGTTGCTGATACACCTACAACTTCAATATTAGTATTTACCTCTAAAGATACAGTACCTAAAGATATAGTAGAAGAAACACCAGTAACATTTGTTTCTATAGAACTACTAACACTACCTACTGAAGAAATTAAGCTATCTTGTGATACCTCTACTGTACTATTAACTTCAATAGTTAAAGAACCAATAGAACCTGTTGCAGATACGGACGCTACATTAGTAGTAAGTAAAGATGTGACAGCGGATACTGCGGTAGTGCCTACTACACCTGTTATTGAAACAGTTGAAACTACAGTAAGTGAAACAGAACCTACGCTTGAAGTAGCTGATACACCGCTTACGGTAATATTACTAGAGGATGTTGGTGTAACAGAACCAACGCTTGAAGTACCCGTTACTCCAGTAAGTGCTTTAACTAAGCTAGTCTGAATAGAACCAACACTAGATGTTGCAGCTACAGCAGTGAGGGCTTTAGAAACACTACCCCCGATAGAACCTACACTTGATGTACCTGTTACACCGTTTGCAGTAATGTTACTAGTTGCCGTTAGGGTAACAGAACCAACACTAGATGTTGCAGCTACGCCTACTAGTGAAACAGCCTCACTTACAGTAGCACTTACTGTACCTACAGAACTCGTAGCAGACACACTAGATAGAGCTACGTCTAAAGCGGTTGTTAGTGAACCAACACTGCCTGTACTAGAAGTACCACTAAGTGTTATATTGTTTGTAGACGTAAAGCTAAGAGAGCCTACAGAGGTAGTACCAATTACGCCCGTAATTGACACACCGCCAGAAAGAACATTAACTGAACCAGCGGCAGTTGTTCCTGCTACACCTGTTATAACTACAGGAGCTATAGTTGTACCTAAAGTACCTACAGCGGTTGTTCCTGCTACACCCGTCAGTGCTTTTGTCTGAGGTGTAACTACAGAACCAACAGCAGTTGTACCTACTACATTAGTAAGTGCTTTTGTTAAACTTGTAGTTAAAGTACCTACAGCAGATGTACCTGCTACACCTGTAGCACTTACAGAACTAGCAAAAATTAAAGTTGTATGCGCTAGAGGTGTAGTGGCTAAAGGTGAAAAAGCAGGCATTTAGACTCCAGAAGCAGTAATAGCGTCAGTAAAAGGGGTCATGTCTTCTGTAGTCCAGAAGTCCCATTCTACAACAAGTCGTAGATGATCTGCATTACGATTAAGAATAGTTTCATCATCAGCGTAATCATCTGGTGATGCTATAACAGCATTAATTAAATTTACAGAATCCATTGCTGCTGAGTAGTGTTGGGCAATTTGTTCGGATGTTAGTTCTTCTGACATTTTATTTTTTCCTTATGTATTACATTGACAAAGTTTAAGTGTTTTAACTTCAGCAGATAATTCTTGAATAGCCTTAACTAATACAGGAATTAGCTTAGATGGAGCAGCCTCAAGCTTGTCTGGGTTGTTCTTTAAAACTAGATTCATAAGCTCTTCGACGCCAGCATCTTGTTGTGCTTCGTCTAATTCTTGAGCGATAAACCCAGCTTCTTTTTGGCCTACCTTTGCACCATCGCGCATATTCCACGTAAACTCGACAGGGTTTAGTGCGTTAATAAAGTCAAGTCCAATTGGCAGTTCTTTAATGTCTTTCTTGTCTCTTCGATCTGACAAAGCAGATATGCTAGTTACTTGACAGCGCAAAGCGCTTATGACGCCATCGCCTAATGTAATCTCATTGCTAACACCTACGGCTGACGCTGCTGCATCGTGTCCAATAAGAGTGTTGTTTCCGCCGGTTGTTAGGGCATCGCCAGCATCTCTACCAATGATGGTGTTGTTAGCGCCAGTAGTCACAGCACCACCTGCGTATGCTCCAAAGAAAGCGTTGTTTCCGCCGCTAGTTACATTTTGTCCCGCACCATAGCCAACAGCAGTATTGGTGCTAGCTGTACCAGCACTCCCCGATGCACCGCCTAAAGAGTAAGGACCAATAGCAACACTGTAACCCGCTGTAGTTGCGTTACTAGCAGCGTTAAAGCCAGCAAAAAAGTTAAGGGTGCCGCTAGTTAAGTCCTGCCCTGCCCATTTTCCAATAGCAATATTACTATCGCCTGTAAGAACACCCGTATCTATTGCTCCATAACCAATAGCAATAGTGTTTTCTGGAGTAGTTGCATTAGCACCTGCATTAAAGCCTGCAAAAAAATTGTGTTCGCCACTGGTCACATCTGCACCGGCACCTCTGCCAATACCAATATTGTCAGTACCAGTAAGAACACCCGTACCTAAAGCGCCTCTGCCAATAGCAACCGTGTTAGTAGGAGTAGTTGCGTTATATGCTGCTTGATGTCCTATTCCTATATTGTAAGTACCAGTAGTAAGTTTTCCTAAACTTTGATAAGCTAAAGCTGCATTATGAGTACCAGTAGTAAGAGCATTTAAGGAGGTTGCGCCAACCCCAACATTGTAACTTGCTGTCGTCCCTGCTTCAGCTATATTTGTACCTGCAAAAAGATTACGCTGGCCTGTCGTTAAATTACGCATACTTTCAACGCCGACAATAGTATTCCACGAACCTGTAGCTGTACCCGAACTACTTTGATCTGCGTTAAAACCACCAATCATAGTGTTACGGCTACCTGTTGCCTTAGAACCCGCTCCGTGACCAATATATGTAGCAAGAATTGCCGTAGTAGAATCGTTTCCTGCTTCAAAACCTACTGCTGTTAAAGATGCACTACCTGATACAGCAGCGGCTGCGCCAGTTCCAATACCTATGCTTGATCCAGAGTTAAATGTTTTAGCATCACTAAGGCCATCAATTTCTGTAGCACCTCCAGCAGCAGCCTCCCAGCCAGCTTCACCACTAGAATCTACGGTAAGGACGTAATTGTCCGTAGCAGTAGAGTCCTTAATAATAAAGTTAAGACCCGGTACTCTAAACTTAGTAATATCCGTATTGCCTAAAGTAATCTCGTTAGACACAGTGGTACTAGAGGCGGCACTATTGTAACCAATACATATTGTGTTCTCGCCTGCGGTTAACGCGTCACCTGCATTACCTCCCAGCATTACGTGCTTATTGCCATTGGCTATTGAGAGGCCAGCTTGATTTCCGACTGCTACATTATCTTCGCCGGAAGTTATTTTTTCTAAAGAGCTATAACCTAAAGCAGCATTCCTTTTTGCCGCACCACCTCCGCTACCGCCTTCACCAGAACTTTTACCTACAAAAACATTATGCTGTCCCGTAGCTTTTTCCATAGCTCTGTTGCCGATTGCGATGTTACTAGCTGCGGTAGTAACTGCTGCCATAGAACCAGCGCCAATAGCTAAATTTGTAGTGCCAGTCGTGATTAGCGCTCCCGCCTCATTACCAAAAGCATCATTTGAAGCGCCGGTAGTAACGTCGTTTAAAGCGTTTTTACCCACCGCAGTATTCTTGTTAGCACTACCATCATCAGCAGCAAGTGCGCCTGTTCCGAGACCAAGAGTACCACCAGATGAGTTGGTAACACCATCACTAAGGCCATTGATTTCTGAAGCACCTCCAGCAGCAGCAGCTTCCCATCCTGCCTCACCGCTAGAGTCAACGGTCAACACATAATCTTCCGTAGCAGTGCTGTCTTTAATGATGAAGTTAAGACCCGGTACTCTAAATTTAGTTACGCTGGTATTGCCTAGTGTAATTTCATTGCTGACGGTGGCAGATGAAGCGGCGGCATCGTGACCGATAATGGTGTTATTGCCGCCTGTCGTTAAGACATCGCCAGCCTGTACACCCAAAATTGTATTGTCCACCCCAGTCGTAACTTCGTAGCCTGCTCTATAACCAACAGCGACGTTGTAATTGCCACTACTGATATCGTTACCAGCTTGACGGCCAATAGCGATGTTATCCGTGCCAGTTAGAACACCTACGCCGATTGGTGAATACCCAAGAGCGATATTATAATTACCAGTAGTTGCGTTGCCGCCTGCATTATAGCCACCAAAGAAATTGTAAGTGCCGCTGGTTAAATCATAGCCAGCAAGACGGCCAATAGCGATATTACTCTCACCAGTTAGAACGCCACTACCAATCGCTTGTCTGCCGATAGCAATCGTATTGTCCGCAGTAGTTGCGTTATATCCGGCCCGATAGCCCATAAAATTATTATAGGTGCCACTGGTTAAATCGTTACCAGCCTGACGACCAATAGCGGTGTTATCTGTCCCAGTAACAACGCCTGTTCCCATAGTTGCATAACCAATAGCTATGCTATTACTAGCAGTAGTTGCTTTTAGTGCGGATTGATACCCAATTGCAACACTTCCAGCAGCAGTAGTGTTTGCTTTGAGGGCTTCAAAACCAATAGCTACTAATTTGGTACCTGTTGTATTTGCTCTAGCTGCCGTTGCACCAATAGCAACAGAATCGTCAGCAGATGTTCCACTATAAAGTGCCTGATAACCAATAGCTACAGTGTCTTCTGCGGAAGTTTGATTGGCAGACAAAGTATCTGTACCAATAGCAACAGTTTTATCTACACTTGAACCACCACTCCAGCCACCGAGCATAGCATTAGCGCCAATTGCAACATTGTTTGCGCCGGTCACAGAGTAACCTGCAAACGAACCCATAAAGTTATTATTACCAGTCGTGGTTATATTTATTCCGGCAGATTTACCAATTATATTATTTGATGATCCCGTAGTTACAGAACTACCAGCACTCGCTCCAAAGAAAGTTGAAGCCTGCCCGCTAGTTAAAGCAGTACCAGCATTGTAACCAACGGCTGTGTTTTCGTTTGCGTTGACTCCGTTGCTTGAGTCAAGCGCGCCTGCCCCGATGCCTATTTCTTTTCCGCTGCTGTAGGTTACTGCATCAGATAAATCATCAATAGCTGAAGCACCACTACTAGCTTCAGCCCACGTTAGTCCTCCAGTATTACCCGATTGTGCAGTTAATACGTACCCGTTAGTTGGACTATTGCTAACCTTTAGATTAGCTTCGTCAATAATATTGTCAGCTACTACTGTAGCACCGTCTGCTGAAGATGTTACCTCGCCGCTGTGGTCTGGGTGGACGTAGTTGTTTGCTGATGCAGCAATACCATTTAACTTACTATGGTCAGCATCTGTGAATACATTTGAATCTGATGCTGCCTCTACTGCTGCTCTAATTTCTGCATCAGTCTGATCTGCTGTAGCTGAAGCTTCTATGCCATTTAACTTAGAGTGATCTGCGTCAGTAAATACATTAGAGTCAGATGCAGCTTCTACTGCGGCCCTAATTTCAGCGTCAGTCTGATCTGCTGTAGCTGAAGCTTCTATGCCGTTTAGCTTAGTGTGATCTGCATCAGTAAAAACATTAGAGTCTGAAGCTGCTTCTACTGATGCACGAATTGTGGCAGCAGAAAAGTCTTCAGCAGCAGAAACAATAGATACGATAGCATTACCCGTTAAAGAAAGGGCATTGTTAGAGTTAGTGCTATCGTATGCACCTCTGCTTAGTGTCGTACCACTAGACGTGTATGTACCCGTACCAATTTCCCAATTAGTACCGTCTTCAATTAGATACCTAACTGAATCACTATTTGATACACCACCATCAGCAAAAGACTGAAATCCTGATACTGCTGATCCGAGTGTTATAGTTCCCGTTCCAGTAGTGCTAGTGTTAACACGTACTCTATTAGCTAATACAGCCATTTAAAGTTTCCTACGCGATACGAATAATTGCATTAGAAGCATCTGCTGTAGGGAACTGAACCGTTAAGTTACCCGCAACAGAACTTACTGTTCCCCCAAAGTCAATAACACAAATAGCTTTGTTACTAGCAGAAGAATTATAAATAATACAACCAGCAGCAGACACAGTTACTGTAGAGAAAACCTCATCAGCAAAGTCAACAATAGCTGTAGAACCAGACAGAGAGATAGCAGCACTATCTAGGTTTTGACCACCAGCACTATAGTTAGTGCCAGATGCTTCGTCACTGTTACCAGTAACATCTGAATAGTTTGTTGTACCTGTACCATATGTACCGGACATGCCAGACTTAATTAGCGCAATCTTAAGTGTGTGTGTATCCAAATCGTGCGTAGCACCTAAAACTTCCGTTTTAAAACTATTGCACATTGCAGTAGTAATTGCCATAATTTTTTACCTTTTAAATAAGAGTAGAGGACTGGAAGTATAAACCTCCAGCCCCCATACTTAATTAGCTTACGCTAGAGTGTCACGATCAACTTCATCAGCAGTCGCAATACCATTGTCACTAACGTCTAGCAAGCAAGCAAAGACACGAATTTCACCAGCAGTGAAAGATGCGCCGCCACCAGCGAGCGTTAGATCAAGAGTATCAGCAGATGTAATTACTAGATCAGCCGACACGGTAACGCTAGGTGCATAAGCACCATCCGCAGCCCCGTCAATATCAAATGCTGTAACGTACTCATCAGCATCTGCACCAGTGCCGAGAGTGGCAGTGGCATCAGTACCTGTATTTTGAGTAGCACTTGACGTAACCTGAAAACCAGCCGACACAATTTTTGTGTTGGCAGGAATGGTTAGAGCCTGTACAACATCACCATTTGGGTTGATGCTATTAGCAGTCAAATCAATGATTTGTTGTACATAGTAGGGTTGACGCCCGCGAGCTTCATTGCCACGAGCGGGAGCAAGAGTAGCAGTAATCGTAGCCATTTTTCAATACTCCTTATACTAAGCAAATTTTGGCATTAACAAGAGCTTCGGGACGAAGAATCTTGCGGCCATAAAGGTGCATACCACGAACAACATCAGCAAAGCTATCTGGATCACGATAGGTTTCTGTTTTGTTAATTTGTTCGGCAGTAGCTACGGCTGAAGAGTGACCCCCAACAACAACACCAAAGTTAGAAGCATTAGTACCACCAGTTGTGGAGGAACCTGTACCAATCGAAGGTAGGTTGTTAGAAACATATACTTTAAAGCCAAGTAGGTTGTTTAGAACTAGACCATTCTGAAGACCAGAACCGCCGAAGTCGCTGTTGAATAGTCTGGAGTCTTCGTCCTGAAGAATTTCCTTAAAGACTGGATCAATAACGAGCCAACGACCGTTTGAATCAACATTCTGTTGGTCAAGCTTACGAGCCATACGGGAAATAACCTGAATAGCATAAGCATTACCAGAACCAACGACTGCACCATCATTACCAGCACGAGCCTTAATACCAATAGCACTTCCTGAAGAACCACCGAAGTCGTCGGCTTCAATCTTCATGCTAGAAAGTAGTTCGTCTGTGCCAGCAGTTGCAACAGCAACTTCACCGTTAACAGTAGTGTTAACAGCACTAGCAACACTGTGCAGTGCAGACTGCTTAAAGCCACAAAGATAACCAAGAACGTCTTGGTCATACTGATCCGATAGGCGGAAAGCCGCACGATCAGAAGCTAGTGACTGGAAGTTGACATGAGAATGTGCTTCTTCAATGTCGTCAACCTTAAAAGCAAAGTAGTTAGACTTATCAACCGTGAGGCTGAAGTCTTCATCGTCTAGGTCTTGAGGTGTAATAACGGTGCCACGAGTGTACGCTTTAACGGAGATTTCAGGCTCCTTAATAATGCGAACGGTGTCACCCATATTAGCAATTTCACCAAAATAATCAGAGTTGGTGATCTCTTCACATACAGATGACTTACGGAACGCAAGCTGCACCTGCTTAGAATAAATTACAGGACTAAATGCACCATTAGGTAGGTTGCCGTGTCCTGCTGCTGCTGAAAATGCCATAACATTAACTCCTTTAAACAGCTTTCAGATGCTAACTCCAAACTTCCTGTAGAGGCTAATTAAAATAGGTGCGTTTAAAAATACATTTGGCCTAACGTATTATTAACGGGCTACTCGCTTTAGGTAAGTCTATAGATAAAATTGTAGTTGCTAAGGTGTATAAACTACACCAAAATAGTGGGTAGGCTAATGCGGCCACTTATTTTGATATAGTTATATACGGTTATTTATTAATGTCAACTATTATTAACGTGCTGAACCAGAAAGATCATATACAAACTTTCCTGAACGGATAGCTTCCATAATAGTATCTTGATTCTTTTCGTACTGTGTAGCTGACATCTTCTGAACGTCTGATTCTCTAATGACGCCCGAAGTATCTTCGGCTGTAGGCCGATTACGTGAGGCTTTGGTATCTACCATTTCAGCGGCGTCACTAGAACGCTTGCTTTTCTTTTTGGTATTAATACCTTTGTCTGCCTTATATAAATCAATGGCTCTGGCTGCTGATTTAGCATCATCGTCATTGTCGTACAGGGCTTGTTGAATCCAACGTGGCTGTTCTTCTGCCCACGTGTGGAAGTCATCGTCCTGCCTGATCTCATCGAAATCTGGGTGTAACTGTAGTAAAATAGTTTCTGCCTTTTGACGCTCTGCGTCTTCTTGCATCTTATTAATTTTAGTTACACGCTCTTCTAATTCTGTAGATTGTTCTCTTGCTTTCTTAATTGCAATCGTTTCTACGATGGCCGCTACGTCTGGATACTTAGACATCCACACATCAATCTCATCGTCTGATTTAGGTAGCTTCATCTCCTTTTTAGTGGCAGACGTAAGCTGTTCCTTTAATTCACTAATTTGAGACTGTAGGTCTTCCTGCTGTTTCTGTGTGTGTCTACGTAAGTCACCATATCTCTTTTTAAATGAACGCTCTTCAGCGGTAGTGGGTTCTGCTTCTTGTTCTTCTTCTTCTTCGGACACTTCACCCTTTTGTTGGCGTAGCATTTCTTCTAGTTCTTCTTCGTCCTTCTTAATACGGTCCTCATTGGAATACGGACGACTAATAAAGGCTTTCTTTTTTTCTACCTGTACGGTATCTACTTCAGACATTATATTTCTTTCTCTGGGGCCACCGTAGCCTACTGTGTAGGGGGATGAGTAGCCAGCAAATTAGTCTGTTTAAGTGTGACTATCACTATCGGGAACCTAAACCCCCTCTTTTCTTTCTCTTTCTTCCGCCTCTTTTTTTGTTTCGTGGTTTACGCTTGATTAATCCTCCTTTAGCTATACCTTCTGGACCACCATCTTCTCCTTCTCCTTCTCCATCTGGACCACCAGTATCGTCTCCGTCAGCATCATTATCCGTTCCGCCTACAGCACCCCCATCTGCTTCTGGGCCGTCATCTTGATCGGGACCACCACCATATTCTTGATCGCCAAAGCTAGGACTAGGACTTTGGTTTGGACTTGGTTCATTTTGACCGCCCGGAGGACCTGCAAGACCTTCTGATCCACTAGGATCAACATCCACTGCGCCAACGGCAGCAGCCTCAGTACCTATTTGGTTAATAGAATCTTGTTTTTGTTTAGCTTTATCAAGGTCTTTTGTACTAAGTGGGTCTGCTACAACTTCCCAGCCAAAGTCGTTGTTCCATCCATATGTTGCACCGAGCGGTCCTGCTACAGAATATCCGGGTACTCCCATAGAAGTTACACCAACAGCACTAACAGCGGGGTCTACTGTAGGGTCGTAACCTGTAACATTACTTATAGAGTTAAATGCAGCAAGGGTGTTTATGTCTGCAATTTCTGCCGGGCTTAAAGCTGCAAACTCAGCTTTCATAGCCAATGCTGCATTTGCCGCTCTGGCTGCGTCTATTCGACCTATATCTTGTAAATCTCGAAAACCCTTACTTATAGTAGGACTAAGCGCAGATGCTCCCCTCATAAGCCCACTAACAATGCCTGTTGATGGGGTCATTGCAAAACTAGTAGCATAACCAACAGCGTCTAAAACACCACGCCCAACAGGAGTGTCTAACATTTGACCTAATCCGGCAAGAGAGTTTACACTAGCTGTACTAGCATTACCCGCTAGTTCACTTACTGATCCTATACCGGGTGTAGCACTAGAAAGATCAGATGTTCCTCCTCCATCTGGTACATCACTTTGACCAGACTTTGTGGAAGCTCCTTGAGCTTGTTGTGGTAGCTTATTTCCATAAAATGTATCTAATATGTTAGTAGCTAGACTAGCCTGTTCTGGTTTTTTATTTTTAAAAGCATCAGGTAAAAAACTTTGAATATAGTCAGAAGTAAGACCAGAAAAACCTTTAAAACTATCAAATGTAAAAGCAGGCTGACTAAAGCTACTAGCTGTTATAGGTTTTCCTGATGCAAATTGTTGCCCTGCTGTTGTAGCAGCATTATTATCAAAAGGGTTAGTTCCCTGCCCTCCTTGAACAAAGGCACCTGCATTAGCTTCTAAAGTATCTTCTTCGCCACCTTCTAAGCTTTCTAAGTCGTCAGGTTCAATAACCTCAATATCCTCAATTGTAAAAGGTGGACCACCTGCATTAAATAGTGTGTCGTCTGGTAATGTTTTTCCTTCATCTGTACCAAATTGACCCATAGCCTCCATTTTCTTGTAGCCCATTTTAGCTTCATCTCGAAGCTTCATAAAATGCTCAACACCAAAATAACGAACAACGTCAGCAGGAACTACCATCTCACCTTCACTAAGCATAGCAGGCTGGTCATCACGTACTTCTTTTTCCGTGCTACCTAATGGTACATCATTGCCGGATACGGGATCAACTTCACCACCCTCTTCAAATAATTCCATTTGTTTGTTCATAGTCAATCCTCCGTCATTAAATTTTGAAGTGTATTCAAGCTTTCCCGATGCTTTTTTATTTGTTGGGTTAAAGCTTGCAGAAGCTTTAAGACTATCGTTTCCAAAAATATTTCTTAAAAAACCAGAAGCGTTAAATTCTCTAAACTTTCCTGCCTCAGCGTCATAGTTTAAGCCAACACTGCCCCCAATGTTTTCATCTTTATTTTGCTTACTATAAAACGCACCTACATTAGTACCCCTATCTTTAAATGTCTCTTCAGGAGGTAGCCCATATTTGTTTTGTAATTTTTCAGGGAATAAAACTTTACCCTTAGTGCGCCTAACTCTACCCTCGAAACGAATTGTGTTATTGTTCGGGAGCCTAATTTCTGCGCCCCCTTCAACATTAAAGGTGTTATTTTTTGTAAATATGCCATCCTGATTTTTTGGTGTTTTAGATTTTACATATCTTGCAAATACATCAGTAGGAACAAAAGCAACATCATCCCCTAAACCAATAGCAAAAAAATCTTTTTCACCTGCTTCAGCTTTATCCTCACTCAAGTAATTAATCCCTCTTAACTATATTATCCAAAGACTTTAATTTTCTAAGTGCTTGAATGTAGCCCTGCGCTCTTTGTACACCAACAGAACACTCAGATTGTTCTAACACTTTATGCTGCTGTTCTATGTGATAATCTAAATACTCTACAAAATTAGCCCACAGGTGGGGGTTGCTGACCAGCGCTTTGAGGCGCTCCGCCTTCTGCTGGCTGTTGTTGTTCATTACCTGAGAATCCTTGTTCTTGTGGTCCGGGTGCCATACCTACACCAATGTTTCCACCACCTGCACCCGTTGGGTCTTGAGGATTAGCTCCTGCTGGAGCGCCCTGTTGTGGCGGTGGTGGCTGAGTTGCTTGCCACGCCTTCATCATCTCTGCCTGAAGTGCTGCGTCACCCATATTGTTGACAACCTTTTCAGGATCAAGATCAAGTGATCTGGCAATCTCAGTAATAATATAATCCATTTTTGCAAAAGGTGCAAGTGCTGGATTGCTAGTAACTTGAATAAATTGCATGAGGCGTTGACTACGTACTTCATTAGCCATCAGACTTTCTGTGCCACGTGCCTTAACTTCAAGATCACCCTTAATATCTTTATCAAAAGAGAACTGCATATTAAACTGGAATAGACCGTCACCAAGAGGCTTTAATAGGTAGTCGTCTACATTCTTAATGACGTTCTTAATACTGCCTGCTGCTGCGCCCATAAGCATACTAATGCCACTAGCAGTTCTACCTACACCCGACACACCTGTTTGTCCGTGCGCGAAAGAAGGAAAGCCGGTGCTTTCATCAGCAAGCTGTCTAGCTTTATCAAATAGCTGTAGGTTTTCACCCGCAACATTTGGAAACTTAGTACCAAAGATTGCCTGTCCGGGCGCACCACCCTGACGACGAAACACTTTACCGGGATAAACACTGAGGTCTTGACCCGGCGTTAGATTAGTTTCGTCTACTTCAATAAGAAGATTGCCAGACAGTACAGCATTATCTACTGCCATTCTCATAAAGCCATTCATAAGAATTTGTGTGTCTTCCATATTTTCAGCAATGCCTACACCAAAGAAGCTGTATGGATTTAATTCATACGGTGCTGCCATATATGGAATACGTACAGGCTTAAACGGATTAATTACAAGACGAATAACTTGACCATTAACTGTCCAGATATTAGCTTGCACTTGATCTGCATCTGCAAGTTCTTCTGGAATATCTATGTCTTCATCATCAAGAAGGTCTGTATCAATTACACCCCAATACTCTAAAACCTCAAAACGATCAATGCTATGTGTTTGTTCATAATCAGCAAGATCATCTTCCCACCATTCTTTTACGTAGGATTCACCCTGCTCAATACACTGGTCAATGACGTTACCTCTAAAGAGAGGCCGCTTTTTAAGGTTAAGTAATTGGCTGCGGCTCATCTTATGACGCTCTACGACGTACTGAGCTTCTTCCATATTGTTTGCATCTGGGTCTGGATAGAAGTTCCAGACACTTACATGACCAATTTGAGGTACAGTTTTAATGGTTGGTGTGTACGTACCCTCATCATCCCAGTTTGCGTATTCTTTATTTACAGCAAATGGACCTTTTAGTACACCTGTACCAAATAACGCCATTTCAAAAGATGTACTGCGAAGATGTTTAGAAGCATTACATTCTTGTAATTGATCCATAACTTTCTTCTGCATTTTCTTTGCTGCAACCATAGCAGGATGAAACGTAATAGCTGACGGCGTTGTACCCGGACCTTGTTTAAGACCTTTTACATCATTTAACTTTTCTTCCATAGAACCCAACATTAAAGAGTTTAATGTAGCACCAGCCGGAAGTTCTTTACCATCACCGGCAAAACCATACGGGCTATCTTGTTCTACTGGACCTTCTTCTTTAAGTTCATCAGGAAGCGACGGATCAAAGTGTACCGTGTCTTCTACACCTTCGGGTAATACTGTAGGATCAATAGTAATAGGAAAACGCTGATTACCAAATAGTACATCTACAATTTGACCATATGCTGCAAGTGTTTTAGTTTTAGTAATTTTAATAAATACACGAGATTTTTCTGTTTCCATAAACTGAACGTCAGGACCATAAATGCCTCTGTAATTACGATAAGATTTTAACCAGCGCTGCTCTTCCGTAAAACGGTAGGTTTTAGCCTTTTCGTATTTGTCATTAATATACCTAAGAATAGGCGTATAACCGTAGTCTACTTCATCTACGTTATCCACATCTTCTGCTGCTACGCCTATCTCTTCGATTAGAAAATCGTCTTCTTCAATAGCCATTTATAATTCCTTTAATATCCAAATACAGCATCGGCTGGTGTATGAGTATTTCTGGGCATCTGTGTATCAAACTCAAAAATACTAAAGCGTGGTCTCGACATTATACCGTAACGTAAAGCATCATACAAGTGATCTTCTGAGTGAGTATCAATATCTTCAGGGTTTTTCTTGTCAATAGGCAGGGCAGGTAATTGGGATACCATATTTGTACAATTATTAAAAAAGATTAATCTAGGTTCTTCTGTAAACTCATCTACCTGAAGCCTACGATGAACTTCGTTTTTACCTGCTACTCTACTACCTTTACTGCGATCAGACGGCCTCCAACGACAGCCCTTACTAATCATTTGTTCCGCCAGCGAAGGTCCAGTATCACCTCTTTTATGCCATAAAGAGCTATCAAGAACACCATATCTAATATTTCCATCTTCTGCTTCTAGTTCTAATACCATATCAGCTAAGTCTGTAGCTAATACTTTAGATACGTATAATTCTCTGTATACAATTAGTTGTTCATCTGGGCTTACGGCAAACCATAACACGCCACTATATGAACCGTAGCCATAGTCACAAGCACGAAACTTAACCCAATTATTTGGTATGTCAAATGGCTCAACGACATGAAGGTTTCTATTAAATTCCGTAAACGCTGCACCTTCTTTAATGTCCCAATCGCCGTCTAGTAGCTGTCTTTTTTGTTGCTCCGGCAAAGAAAGAAGCATTGCTTCATAATCACCGCTTTCAGCTAGATACGGATTATCCATTAGTTTAGCAGGTATAAACCTTCTTTTAAATAAAGGCTTTCCTGCTTTAGCATGACCTGCCGGATAGTTTAAGTCTTCACCCGTTTCAATATTAGTAGCTACAAATCTGCTGTTTGGTGGTGCAGGATCAAGAAACATTTTCTTAACCCAATGATGCCCTCTGCCGCCCGGATTGGTTGTAGCCCGCATGTATACAGGTAAATCTGGAGCAGTGGACCGTAGACGAGATCGCATGTAGTCCCACGCATAAGGTGTAGCCCACTGAGTCAACTCATCAAAGCCTATCCAGCTAAATGCTAGACCCTGATAACGCAATACGTCTTCATCTCTATCCAGATAAGACATCCACAATCGCGCACCGGAAGGCGCAGTCCACTGCATTTTTCTTTCGGACCACTTAATGCCCGGAACTGCTTTAGGATACATCTCTTGAGACTTAAAAATAAGTTCTCTAAGTTCTTCCGTTGTATGTCTAAGCAATAGCCCACTGAAATCAGGGTGGGAAAAATAACGTACAGGATCAGCTAACATAGCGAAAGACTTGCCACCGCCTGCTGCACCACCATACAATACTTCTCGTTCTGCTGCCTCTAAAAACTCTGTTTGAGGGCCATCATTAGGTTTAAATACAGCATTTTGTTCTACAGATTCAGGTGGTTGATGTGCTACAGAAGACTCAATCTTTTGCGGGTTCTTCAGTAGCTCCGCTGCGTGTAGTGTCTGTTCGGGCGTCGAGTCTTTCTTTTTCAAGTTCTTCCGCTTTGGCGAGCGTCTCTTCGACATACGCTGCCCACTTGCGGAGGCTATTAGCTTTGTTTTTACGCTTTCGCTCATTTCTTACCCGTTTCATTAATCCTACGTGTGATATGTAGCGACCCGTTCTTGTGCTTAACCAATTGGATACTTCTCTGTAAGAATACTTCTTTAAGTGTTTCTTTGCTTCCGACAACGCATTTAGTTCTGTTTCAATAGGAAGTAAAACTTTATCGTCGTCTTCATCTAGCTCATAGCCAAACGGTACTGTTCTAGCTATACGTGGTATAGGAACCCATTCACCGTCTTCTTTAACGTCAAGTGGTTGTGGTAATTTCCAACTTCCAATACTACGTTGTAATGCTTTAGTCGTCATCGTCCTCAATTACCGCTTTAGGTGGTAGAATAAATACACCACCAGAGCTTTCTACTTGCATTTTTTCTGACTTAATGATGCCGCTTCTGTCTAGTAGGTCTTTGGCAGCGTTGAGCTTGTCACGAATACCTAACTCGGTAGGGTCGTCAATACCAGAAATAATAGCATATGCAGCTTTAGGGGCGTTATGTGCCATAAAGTTTTTAGTGGCTTCAATAATCTCATCCTTAATGCCAGCCGTAATTTCTGACAGTACGGTATTAGGTGAGTATCCAGCCAACTGTTTAGCTGCATATAGATCACCTCTAGCATCACCAAATAGAACATTAATAAAAGCCTGTTGTTTTTCTGTTAAGTTTTTAGCCATTACGCCACGCCCTTTTTATGCTTCTGACTTTTAGGCGGACTCTTAGTACTGCCGCCTTTACCAGACCAAAAAACTTTGTTCGCCCAATACGCAGCAGACGTTGGGCCTTTTGCAATATTTTTACCGTGACGCGCTTTAAAAGATTTACGAGCTTCTGGAGAATAGTTATGACCCATCTTTTGATCGCCAAAGCGTATGATTTTAATTTTTCCATCGTCCCTCACTGCAACAATAGCTTTTTTTGTAGGGTGTTTAGGTGTGCGTTTAGGCTTACTTAAACCTGACAACCCATATCTTTTTAGCTTTGCTTTTTCAGATTCACTTAAAGACATTAACTTTCCCTAATTATACGTATTTTATTTTAGTTGTCAACTATTACTTACCAAATAGCTTAGTAGCACCCCTAATACCAAAGCTGGCAGCAACTACACAGCCTAAAGAATACTGATACCATTCAGGCATAGACTGTAGTTGCTCAAAGCCTCGTTGTACGATGTTTTCCATACCCGGAACAAAAGCTAAAATCATTGGTACACTAAAAATAATTGTAAGATATTCATCTTTCCAGCTATTCTTAGTACCTTCAGCCATAATACGCTCCCACCCACTTTCGTGTGTGGCTGCTTCTACCATAACTTTGGCTTTAGCCTCTGCTTGCGCTACCTTCATAGCGGTATTTGCTTTTTTTTCTTCTACACTACCCTGTAGCCACGTACCAACAAGCCCAGCTACAGGTCCAATTAGAGCGCCAATCATAGTGGTTGTCCTTTACCTTTAACGATAATAGCAATCTTTTGACACGTAGCGTGCCAACCTCTATACTCGTTGTCTTTTAAACCCTTTTCTAAAAGAGGTACAACCTCTTCATACGGTGGGCATTCTTGTACAATCCCAGACTTT